CAAGAGAGATGAAGTTATGAGGTGGGAAGAATGGACTACCACTGAAAGACTGCATGTAGGAATGGAGCTTGTGTCTTTATTAATTGAGAGTACAGGTCTTATTGAAATAGCTACTGAACAGCATAAACATAAAACTATCAAAGTTATTAAACAAACAGCTAAAACTAAAGATTGGATAGATAATCGTAATAAGTTTAACGAGCTATTAAACCCAGAGTATTTAATGATGGTAATGCCTCCCAAAAGCGTTGTAGACGGCAAGGTAACAGGTCATGGGTACTGGACATCAGAAATGCCAGAATTAGACCTAGTTAAGCAAAAAGGTAAGAAGTTTAATAATGAGATGGAGAACTGTGCTATGCCTGAAGTTACATCTGCGGTCAATCTTATGCAAAGTACAGCTTATAAGATTAATCCATTTATTCTTTCAGTCATGCAAAATGCTTGGGACAAAGGACTATCTATTGGAGGTATGCCACCAATTAAGAACCTTGATTTGCCCAACAAACCACATGACATAGAGACTAACCCAGAGGCACTCAAAAAGTTTAAGAAAGATAGTGTTATCATTCACACAGAAAATAACCGAATGGTATCTAAAAGACTTCTATATGCTAAAATTATATGGTTGGCAGAGAAGTTTAAAGAATATGCTACATTGTATTTTCCACTACAATTAGACTTTAGAGGTAGAGCCTATTGTGTCCCTGCTTTTCTTAACTATCAGTCTATCAATGGAGCAAAAGCATTGCTTAATTTTAGTCAAGGTAAAGCTATTACAAAAGAAAACAGAGGTGTTTTTTGGTTAGCAGTACATGGTTCTAATATGTGGGGTAATGATAAAGTATCATTTGAGGACAGAGAGAAATGGTCTTACGATAACTTACAATGGATAACTGAATGTGCTGAAGACCCTATTGCTAATAGACAATGGGAAGACGCAGATAATCCTTTTCAATTTTTATCATTTTGTGATGAATGGAGAAGATACCAAGAAACAGGTGATGGGTTTGTCTCACACATACCTGTCAATGTAGATGGCAGTTGTAATGGGTTACAAATCTATTCATTGTTATTAAAAGATACAGTTGCAGGTAAATTAGTTAATTGTTTGCCTAGTGATGTACCACAAGACATCTACCAATTAGTAGCTAACGAAGTAATTAAAACTTTGAAAGTAAAAGCTAGTGAGGGAGACCCATTGGCACAGAAATGGTTAGACTATGGTGTCAAGCGTTCAACTTGTAAAAGACCTATTATGACAATCTGTTATGGGTCAACTAGATATTCTTGTACTGACTTTGTAGTAGAAGATTTAACTAAAAGAAAAGACAAAGGAGAAATGCACCCATTTGATGACATGTTTAAACCTGCCACATATTTATCTAAAATTATCTGGTCAAGTATTGGTGAGAACTTAAAATCTGCAAGGGTTGGTATGGACTACTTACAAAACAATGCAAAGGTAATATCAAAAGAAGGAATACCAATTCACTGGGTTACACCTGTTGGTTTTCCTGTGTTTCAATATTACCCAGAAATGAAAAGTAAAAGAGTACGTTCTCATTTAATGGGAGAGGTGTTTGCACCGCAAATAAAAGAGGAAACAAAAGAAACGGACAAACTTCGAAGCCGTAATGCAGTCGCCGCTAACTATGTTCATAGCTTGGATAGTGCTTGTATGATTAAAACTGTCAATATTGCAAAAGCAAAAGGTATTGATAATTTTTGTAATGTGCATGACAGCTTTGCAACACATGCGTGTGACATTGATAAGCTAAATGTATCTATCAGAGAAGCCTTTGTAGAAACCTTTGGTAAAGACCTGTTAGGTAAGTTTAAGGAAGATGTAGGAAAGCTGTTAGATGAGGAAACTAGAGGCAAACTACCTACAATCCCTGATAGTGGAGACTTGGAGTTAGATTTACTACATCAATCCAAGTTTTTCTTTGCCTAAATCTATGCACACATGGATAGTAAAGTTACACTATTAGTAAATCAACAATCAAAAGAGAAAACACAGAGAACAATAACAATAAGGATAAATATGAGTAAACAAGTATACAACAAATTGGTAACACCTGTAGGTGTATCACAGTATTGTTGGTTAAACACGCCTGACACTAAATTTGATAAAGAGAATGGTGGTCACTTTAAGACTAACCTAATTATCAAAGGGTCAGACGCACAATCACTTATCAAGTCTATTAAAGACGAGATGAAAGTATCTTTAGAAATGGCAAAAGAAAAATCTAAAGGTAAAGAACCCAAAACAGCAAACATGCCTTTTGAAGAAGAATATGTAGATAGTAAACCTACTGGAAACATAATCTTCAAATTCAAAGCTAAAGCAAAAATTATGATGAAATCTGGTGACGTAATAGACATCAAGATACCAATTTTTGATAGCAAAGGTACACCTATGAAAGAGCAAGTATGGTCAGGTTCAGAAATGAAAGTTTCTGCTGACATGATACCTTACTTCACTGCAATGGCAGGTGCAGGTGTGTCATTGAGATTAAAGGCAGTGCAGATAACTAAATTAGTTGAAGGCGGAGCAGGTGCAGGAGCAAAAGGGCATGGCTTTGAAGAAATTAAAGATGGTTATGTTGCACCTGAAATAGACGTAGACAAAACATTTGAGAATGAAGTACAACCGAGCAACACTGACTTCTAATCAAGTAGGACTTAAATATGGTTTTAGGTCTGGGCTAGAAATAGCTATCTCACAAGAGTTAGACGCTAATAGTGTAAAGTATGATTATGAAAAGGTTAAATTAACTTATGTTAAACCTACGAAAGCTCATAGTTATACCCCAGACTTTTACCTAAAAGAACAAGACATATTTATAGAAACAAAAGGATTGTTTACATCAGCAGACAGACAAAAAATGCGTCTTGTCAAAGAACAACACCCAGAGAAAGACATTAGATTTGTCTTTAGTAATTCACGAAGCAGAATATCAAAAAAATCTTCAACGACTTACGCTATGTGGTGTGAAAAATATGGTTTCAAACATGCTGACAAACATATTCCATTGGAGTGGTTAAATGGATAACAATTATAGAACAAGAACAGATTTTATTGTTGTTCATTCAACTAAAACTAAACCTAGTGAAAACCTTAATGCAAAGGATATAACTTTATTACACAGGAAAGAGGGTTTCTTTCACAACGCTTTTCATTTTATAATTAAAAGAGATGGTACAGTAGAAGAAGGCAGACCAGAAGAAATGTCTGGTGCAATATTGCCTATAAACCAACCTTTAATTACTAACCAAAATTCCATAGCGATTGCTTTAGTTGGCGGTCTAGCTAATGATGGAACAAGTCTTGACACAAACTTTACAATTAAACAATACGCTTCGTTGCGTGAACTTGTAAAAAAGTTGAAAGTAAAGTACAAAGTCGAGGTAGTGGGTTGCAGAAATGCAATTAACTCTAAATCGTGTATGTCTTTTGACGTACTGTCGATTGTTGATTGAGACGCTTCTAGTTAGAAATAGCTAGAGGCGTTTCGTATTTATGGGGTAATGGAGGGAGACTGAAGTTACCCCAAGCCAGTGGAGGCAACGCCCAGAATTGAACTGGGATAGGTAGATTTGCAATCCACTGCGTAACCATTCCGCCACGTTGCCAAAATTTCTAAAATTAAAAATCAAATTATTACATTATGAACCAAACTGAAAGCGAATTTTTATATCACACATCTTGTGACAACTGTTCCTCATCAGACGCAAACTCTGTGTATTCAGACGGACATGCGTTTTGTTTTTCATGTAACACAACAACACAAGGACAATCAACAATGGAGTTAACACCAATTACAAAACAAGAAAGTAATTTTATTAAAGGCGAACACTTACCTCTTAATAAAAGAAAAATTAATTTAGACACAGTACAAAAATATAACTATCAAGTAGGTGCATGGTTTGCACGTCCTTGTCATATTGCTAATTATTATAATGATAGCAAAGAGTTAGTAGCACAAAAATTAAGATACCCCTCAAAAGATTTTCAATGGTTAGGCAATCCAAAGGAAGCAGGATTGTTTGGACAAGAAACTTGTAAAGGACGTGGAAAATATTTGACAGTTTGCGAAGGAGAAATTGATGCTCTTACAATGTCGCAAAGTATGGACAACAACAAATGGGACGTTGTATCTATTAAAACAGGTGCGGCAGGAGCAAAAAAAGATATTCAAAAGTCACTAGAATTCTTGGAGGGTTATGAGAATGTAATCTTTATGTTCGACCAAGACGAACATGGGCAAAAGGCGGCGTTAGAATGTGCAAAACTTTTAACTCCTAATAAAGCCAAGATTGCTTCTCTACCACTTAAAGACCCTAATGAAATGTTACTTGCAGGTAAGCAAGATAAATTAGTTAAAGCTATGTGGGACGCAAAACCATATAGACCTGATGGTATTGTTTTAGGTTCAGAAATCTTTGAAGAGATAATGAAAGAAGATAAGTATGTTACTGCACAATACCCTTTTAAAAGTCTTAACGATAAGACACATGGTTTAAGAAAAGGTGAGCTAACAACTATTACAGCAGGTACAGGTGTAGGTAAATCATCATTCTGTCGTCATGTAGCATTAGATTTATTAAAACAAAATTTTGGCGTTGGCTACATTGCATTAGAAGAAAGTATTAAAAGAAGTGCATTAGGTATTATGGGTGTTCACCTAAAGAAACCTTTGCATTTAACAAGAGAAGGAATAAGTGAAACACAATTACAAGAAACTTTTAAATCAACTATTGGTAATGGGAATTTTTATTTATATAATCACTTTGGCAACACAATAGCTGACAGTCTTCTTAATAAAATTAGATACCTAGCAAAATCTTGCGAAGTAGACTTTGTAGTATTAGACCATTTACACATGGCGTTATCTGCATTGGGTGACACACACACAAATGATGAACGAAAACTTATTGATTACTTTGTAAGTAAATTAAGAACACTTGTAGAAGAAACAGGTATAGGAGTTATTCTTATATCTCACCTTCGTAGGTCAGAAGGCGATAAAGGTTTTGAAGACGGCAAAGAAGTTACTATGAATAGTCTTCGTGGTTCAGCTTCAATAGGTCAGTTATCAGATTTAATTATAGGTATTAACAGAGATATTAAGTCAGATAAGAAATTAGCTAATCTCACAATTCTTAAAAATAGATTTTCAGGAGAGACAGGCAAAGCCTGTACGTTGTTATATGATTTAGACACTGGTTGTCTGTCAGAAACAACACCTGACGTATTAGATGACTATTAGAAACGCTACTGCAAAGCAAAAAAAAGATGCTTTGTTTTGGTCTGGGTTAGTAGCAGACGCAGTGGCAAAAGCCAAATCAACACATCAACCTCAAACAATAAAAATAGGAAATATTAAGACAGCATTCATGTTGCAAGACACTCTAACCACTATGGCGTTAGCAGGTGAAGATGCGGCGTGGAAAGTAGAAGTCTTATTGGAAACAGCACATTAATTATGAAATTACCAACAATAAATAAAAAAATATTAAACGCACCATTCGTTTCTTTACATTGGAAAGATATAAATGGTTCTGCTGAATGGGTCAGTTTAAAAGACGCTATTAAAAGCAAAGTTACTATTTGTATTTCAAATGGTTGGCTTATTAAAGCTGACAAAGATGTTCATGTTATTGCGGCAGATGTAAATTTTAATGATGATGGAACATTAGGTGATGTTGGAAACATTACAACAATGCCAACTACAAACGTATTAAAGATTAAGAAGGTACAACTTTGAGTAAATTTGTATTTGATATAGAAACAAATGGCTTTCTTCATATCTGCGATAAGGTGCATTGTATTGTACTTAAAAACATAGACACAGGAGAGATACTTACTCCTAATAATGAAGATGCTATTAAACTTTTAGAAGACGCAGAGTTAATCATTGGTCATAATATTATTAAGTTTGATATTCCTGTATTAGAGAAATTATATTCCGCTACATTTAAGGGCAAAATTTTCGACACGTTAGTAGGCACAAGATTAGTATATGCAGACATCAAAGAAAGTGATTTTTCAAAAAAAGATTTTCCTAAAGATTGCATAGGTAGACACTCATTAAAAGCATGGGGTAATAGAATAGGTGAGTACAAAGAACAAATAGAAACAGATTGGCAAACTTTTACACCAGAGATGTTGGAGTATTGCAAACAAGATACAGAAGTAACATATAAATTATATAAAGTTTTACAAGAAAAAGGTTACTCCCAAGAAGCTATGGATTTAGAACATGAAGTAGCTTCTTTAATATTTAAACAAGAACAGCATGGTTTTACTTTTGATAAAACAAAAGCAGAAGCATTGTCTGTTAAATTAAAAGCAAGACAAGCAGAGTTAGCTGAAGAATTACAAGGTGTGTTTGAACCTATTGTAGCTGAAAGATGGTCTACTAAAACAGGTAAAAGATTAAAAGATAGTGTTACTGTATTTAATCCATCAAGCAGACACCATGTAGCACAAAGATTAAAAGATAAATATAATTGGAGTGCAGAGCAATTTACTTCTGATGGTAAAGCTAAACTTGATGATACAATTTTAAGTAAACTTCCATACCCAGAGGCTAAAATATTATGTGAGACTTTTTTATTAACTAAAAGAATTGCACAAATATCTAATGGTTCACAGGCTTGGTTAAAACATGAACGTGATGGTAAAATTCATGGCACATGCAATACCAATTCGTGTGTAACTCAAAGAGCAAGTCACTCTCACCCAAATTTAGGACAGGTGGTTAGTTCGTCTGCACCTTATGGCAGAGAATGCAGAGAATTATTTACAGTACCAGAAGGAAAACGATTAGTAGGTATAGATGTAAGTTCGTTAGAAGTTATGATGCTTTGTCATTTTATGTCAAAGTTTGACAATGGTGAATACACTAAAGTTGCACTTGAAGGTGACATACACACAGAGACACAGAAACTAGCAGGGTTAGACAGTAGAGATTTAGCAAAGCGTTTCTATTATTGTTTTTTATATGGAGGTTCAGTCAAAAAGATTGCTGAAGTAATAAACAAACCATTTAAAGAAGCAGGAAAGATTAAAAAAAGATTTTTAAATAACTTACCTGCATTACATAAACTTATAGAAGGCGTACAGTCTGCGGCTGAACGTGGTTATCTAAATGGTTTAGACAAAAGACAAATCAAAGTTCGTAATAGTTATTCAGCACTTAATACTTTGTTACAAAGTGCAGGTGCAATCTTATGTAAAAGATGGCTAGTAGAATTTAACCAAGAGATTAAGAAATTTAAGAACGCACAACAAGTTGTATGGGTACATGATGAGATACAAGTTGAGTGTGAAGAACAAGACGCTGAAAACATTGGTAAGATAGCAGTAGAATGTATTAAACGTGCAGGTGAACACTTCCAATTAAGAGTGCCGCTAACAGGCGAATATAAAATACACACAGATTGGAGTGGAACACATTGAAGAATAATAAATTTGATATTGACCTAAAGTATGGTCAAGAAAGAGAACAGAGACTAGCTTCTATACTAGATAAAGATAAGAATAAAATAGAAGTTAAAACAGAGAGAGACTGGTGGTTTAAGACAGGTAACATTGCAATAGAAATAGAATGCAATGGCAAACCTTCAGGTATTATGGCAACCAAAGCTGACTATTGGGTACACATATTAGCAGAGGGTGACAAAGATTATTGCAGATTAATATTTGATACCAGAACAATAAAAAGATTAGCAAAAAAATACATAGGTACACTTAAAAATGGTGGTGATGGTTGGCGTAGTAGGTTTGTTTTAATACCTTTAGCCGAAATATTTTTACCAAAAAATTTAAGCAAATCTATGCAGGAAAGGATAGTTAAATAATGTATAAAAAGAAAAGAGTATTAGTAATAGATGGTGACATACTTGCTTATCAAATAGCAACTAACAATGAACGACCTATTAACTGGGGTGATGGCTTATGGACATTACACGCAGATGAAAACAGTTGCATACAACAATTAGATGCAGTGATAGATGATTTAGGTTCTGGGTTATCAGGTGATGACTATGTTGTAGCACTTACAGATAAGAATAATTTTAGAAAAGATGTTCTTCCTACATACAAAAGTAATCGTAAAGAAAAACGTAAGCCAATAGTTTTAGGTGCAATGCGTGAACACATTATGAAAAAACATAATGGTGTTATGTGGGCTAACCTAGAAGCAGATGATGTCATGGGTATTATGGCAACTGAACCTACTGTTGATGAAGAAAGAATATTAATAAGTATTGATAAAGATATGAGAACTATCCCATGCAATCTTTCACAAGATGGTATGACTGTAGAACAAATACCAGAGAAGATAGCTAATTATAACTTTATGATACAGACAATCATGGGTGACAAGACAGATGGTTATGATGGTATTGAAGGTGTAGGCATTAAGACAGCAGAGAAGTTACTTCTTAAATATACTAACTGCAAATTGTCTGACATTTGGAAGATAGTTAAAGGTATCTACAAAGAAAAAGGTTACACACAAAAAGAAGCTCTACAACAAGCTAGGGTCGCACACATTTTAAGACATGGAGAATACAATAAGAAAACAGGGAAGGTAAAACTATGGACGATATAAAAAAACCAATGCACTACAATCAAGGTGGTGTTGAACCCATAGATTACATTACTAAAAACAAACTCTCATACTGTGAGGGCAATGTTGTGAAGTACATTTCTCGTTGGAGATTTAAAGGTGGCATACAAGATTTAAAAAAAGCTAAACAATACATAGATTTTATTATTGATAAAGAAGCACAACCCACAGTAACAGAAAAAAAAGATGATTGATTACGATAGAGACGAGTTACTTACTGACTTTGGTAAGACAACTTTAAAAGATAGGTATTTATTACCAGAAGAAACATCACCGCAAGATGGATTTATGAGGGCGGCAAAAGCATTTTCAGATAATGATGAGATGGCAGAAAGAATTTATAACTACGCTAGTAAACTTTGGTTTATGTATTCAACACCTATTTTATCTAATGGTGGTACTAACAGAGGTATGCCTATCTCTTGTTTTCTAAATTATGTTGGTGATAGTAGAGAAGGATTAACAGGACACTACACAGAGAATGCTTGGTTAGCATCTATTGGTGGTGGTATTGGTGGTTACTGGGGACATGTAAGAAGTGATGGTGTTAGTACATCAGGTGGTTCACAATCATCTGGTTCAATACCTTTTCTTCACGTTGTAGACAGTGAGATACTTGCATTCTCACAAGGTAAAACAAGGCGTGGTAGTTATGCGGCATACATGGATATGTCACACCCAGAGATAATAGAATTTTTAGAAATGCGTAAGCCTAGTGGTGGAGACATACATAGAAAATGTCTTAACCTACATCATGCAATAAATATTTCTGATGAGTTTATGCAGTTGATAGAAAAATGTATTGCTGAACCTACCTATGATGACAGTTGGAATTTAATTGACCCTCATACAAAGAAAGTAATACGAACTGTATCAGCTAGAGATTTGTGGCAAAAATTATTAGAGACAAGAGTTGCTACTGGTGAGCCTTATGTTTCATTTATAGATACTATCAATGACGCATTACCTGAAACACAAAAGAGATTAGGATTAAGAGTACATCATTCTAATTTATGTACAGAGATTACATTACCTACTAATGAAAATAGAACCGCAGTGTGTTGTTTGTCTTCAGTTAATTTAGAAAAGTATGAAGAGTGGAAAAATGACCCATTGTTTGTACCAGATTTAGTTAGATTTTTAGATAATGCTTTGTCTTATTTTATAGAGAATGCACCAGAGAGTGTGTTTAGAGCAAAGTTTAGTGCGGCTAGTGAAAGAAGTATTGGTTTAGGTGCAATGGGTTTTCATGCTTACTTACAATCTAAAGGTATACCTTTTGAAAGTGCGTTAGCTAAAGCTCTTAACTTAAAAATATTTAAAAAGATTAAACAAGAAGCAGTAGATGAAAGTCAAAGACTAGCAATTAAGAGAGGTGAAGCACCTGATATGGAAGGTACAGGTATGCGTAATGCACACTTGTTAGCCATAGCTCCTAACGCATCATCATCTATTATTTGTGGTACTACATCACCATCAATAGAACCATACAGAGCTAACGCTTATGTACAAAAAACAATGTCAGGTTCTTTTCTAGTTAAGAATAAATATTTAGAAAAGTTATTAGAGAAAAAAGGCATGAACACTGATGCAATGTGGCAATCTATTGTAGCACAGAGAGGTTCTGTATTACATTTAGATGAACTATCTGATTATGAAAAAGATACATTTAAAACAGCTATCGAAATTAATCAGCAATGGATAATAGAACATGCGGCAGACAGGCAACAGTATATATGTCAAGGTCAGTCAGTAAATGTATTTGTACCTGCTGATGTAAACATTAAAGAGTTGCACGACATGCACATGTTAGCGTGGAAAAGAAAAATAAAAACTTTGTACTATTGTAGAAGTGAAGCAATTAAACGTGCAGAGTTAGTATCAAAAAAAGTAGAAAGAACAATCATACCTGAAGCAGATTGTTTAGCGTGTGAATAATGAAAAAATATTTATTAGAAATTATCTATCATTATTCAACAGCGTTAACGTCATGGTCATGGCAAAAATTATACGGAGATAGAAAGAAGGGAGCAGGTTACAAGAATGACAGATAGTAGTTTATTTGATGGGACAAACTACCCAAAAATAAAAAAGAAAAGACGAAAAACCAAGACAAAACAATCAGTGTTATGGACTGTGTATCACACAATTTTAGCAGTGGAATTATTAATAATTATTATAATAGAGGGAGTGGAGTTACTAAGATGAGTTTATTTAAAAAGAGAGCATATTACAAACCATTTGATTACGAATGGGCATTTCAAGCATATGACATGCAACAAAAAATGCACTGGCTACCAAGTGAAGTACCATTGCATGAAGATGTAAGAGATTGGAATGAAAGATTAACAGTAGAAGAAAAAAATTTAATAGGACAGATATTAAAATTCTTTACACAAGGAGATGTCGATATAGCACAAGCCTATTTAGATAAATATATTCCACAGTTTAAATCACCTGAAATAAGAATGATGTTATCTGCAATAGCTTCTAGTGAAGCAAACCATGCACATAGTTATTCTTTATTAAATGATACTATTGGATTACCTGATAAGGAATACAAAGCATTTCAAGAATACAAAGAGATGTCCAATAAACATGAGTATCTATTTACATCTAAAGGTAAAGGACTTGAAGGGTTAGCTAGAGAGATAGCTTGTTTTTCTGCATTTGGTGAAGGCTTACAGTTGTTTGCATCATTTGTTATGCTTCTTAACTTCCAAAGATATGGAAGAATGAAGGGTATGTGCCAGATAGTAACTTGGTCTATTAGAGATGAGACACACCATGTTGAAAGTATGATTAAATTGTTTCATCAAATCATAAAAGAAAACCCAAATATTTGGACAGAAAAATTTAAAGCTAGTATCTATCAAACAGCTAGAGACATGGTTGACCTTGAAGATAAGTTTATTGATTTAGCTTTTTCTATGGGTGGTATTAGAGGATTAAAAGCTGAAGAAGTTAAAGAGTATATTAGATACATAGCAGATAGAAGATTACTTCAGTTATCTTTAAAACCTAATTATGGTGTAAAAGAAAACCCATTAGCGTGGTTAGATTGGGTGTTAAATGGCGTAGAACATGCAAATTTCTTTGAGAATAGAGCCACAGAATACAACAAAGGTACTGTCACAGGTAATCTTTGGGACTAACCTTACACTTTTAGATGAAAAACTTAATGGAAGATTTAGTTCTACCTAAAAAAGTAGATGACTTAATAAAGTTATTGAACAAAGTTTACCCTGAAAAATCACCTGATTTAAAAGATGATACTAAAACTATCTATTTTAAAGCAGGTCAAAGGGACGTTGTAAATTTTATTAACACACTAAACGATAGGGATAAATAACATGTGCATGTCAAAACCAAAGATGCCACCTGCTCCTGAAGTTGCTCCAACACCAGTTAACACTTCACAAACTGTGGGTGAACAAACTGCACCAGAGTTGGTAACAGCAAATGAACAGGATTTAAACATCAAGAAAAAGAAAGTTAAAAAATCAGGAACTTCTGCTTTAAATACTTCTTCTGGTTTAAATGTAGCTACTTACACAAGTCCGTAAATAAATGGAATACGCAGGTAGTTTACAAAAAGCTCATACAGCTAAAGAACGATATCTTAAATTACAACAAGATAGAGAACATTATTTAGATAGAGCTGAAGAATGCAGTGAACTAACTATTCCTTCCCTTATAAAACCTGACGGCTTTACATCATCAAGTGATTTATACAATCCATTCCAATCTGTTGGTGCAAGAGGTGTCAACAATCTAGCAAGTAAACTTCTTTTATTATTGCTTCCCCCAAACTCTCCATTTTTTAGATTATCTATTACAGGTGACGCTAAAAAAGAACTAGAAGAAAATAAAGATATGAAAACTGACATAGAGAAATCTTTGTCTGTCATAGAAAAAGAAGTATCAAATAAAATTGAACAACTTGCATTAAGAGTTAGTGTGTTTGAAGCATTAAAACATCTTATTGTTGGTGGTAATGTATTAACTTATATGCCTAAAAAAGGCAGTATGAGAGTATTTCCTTTAACTCAATATGTAGTTAGAAGAGATGCTTCAGGTAATGTATTAGAAATAATTATTTGTGAAAAAGCAAATATATTATCTTTAGGTAAAGATGTATCTGCACAAGTTATTTCTGACCCAGATTATAAGTCAGATGAAGACATAGAATTATACACACATATTTACAAATTAGATGACAATGAGTTTTACGTTTGCCAAGAAGTAAACGGAATTAAAATACCTGACAGTGTTGGTACATTTAAAAAAGAAAGAATGCCTTACCAAGCATTAAGAATGGTTAGAGTAGATAATGAGGACTACGGCAGAGGCTACGTTGAAGAGTTTAAAGGCGACCTTCAGTCGTTAGAAAGTTTATCACAAGCACTTATAGAAAGTGCGGCGGCATCATCTAAAATAGTATTTATGGTTAGACCTAACTCTGTTACTAGAAAAAAAGATTTAGCTATGACTAGAAATGGTGACATCATTACTGGTACTGCTGATGATGTGTCTGTACTACAAGCACAGAAACAATATGATTTACAAGTAGTAGAAAGAAGTATTGCTAAATTAGAAGAAAGAATGTCTTACGCATTCTTACTACACACAGCAATACAAAGAGATGCAGAAAGAGTTACTGCACAAGAAATTAGATACATGGCAGAACAATTAGAGACTGCTATGGGTGGTATTTATTCATTACTATCACAAGAGTTCCAACTACCATTAGTTTCAATACTGATGAAAAGAATGGAACAAGCAAATGAAATACCAAAACTACCTAAAGGTACAGTTCAACCAACTATTATTACTGGTATTGAAGCATTAGGTAGAGGAAATGATTTACAAAAATTAAGAGAATTTGTTGCAGAGATAGGAAATCTTGCACAGATAAATCCGCAAGTTGTTCAGGCGTTAAACCCTGATGATTTAATCAAACGTATCGCCATTGGTTTAGGGATTGATACAGATGGTTTATTAAAATCACAAGAGCAACTAGCAGAAGAACAAGCGGCACAAGAAGAACAAATGCAAGAACAGCAAATGGTTCAGATGGCAGAGAAAGCTATTCCACAAGTCGCAAACAATCTAACTAAACCACAATAAGGATAACAAATGGCAGAAACAATAGAGATAAAACAAGAAGAAACTACTAGCGAAAAGCCAGTAGAAGGAAATGTTACACAAAGTAAACCTGAAGGCTTACCTGAAAAATTCAACAGTGTTGAAGATTTAGCAAAGTCATATTCAGAGTTAGAAAAGAAACTTGGTGACAACACAGAAGCTCCTAAAGAGGAAGCTCCTAAAACAGAAACAAAAAATGATTTAGATATTGCTGAAAAAGCAGTTGAGAGTGCAGGGTTAAATATGGAAACCTTGTCTTCTGAATATGCTGAAAAAGGTGAGTTAGATGCTAAATCGTATGACGCTTTAGAAAAAGCAGGTATACCTAAAGATTATGTAAACCAGTTTATTGAAGGTCAAAAAGCTATGGCTGACCAACAAGCTACATCAATTAAAGATATGGTTGGTGGTGCAGAGGCTTACACAGAGATGTCTAATTGGGCGGCAGACAATATGTCTGAAGAAGAGAAGACAGCTTATAATTCAGCCGTTAATTCTAAAGATGTAGAAACTGCAAAGTTAGCAGTTGTAGGATTAAAAGCTAAATTTGAAAATGCTAATGGTAATGAGCCTAGTCTTGTAGAAGGCAAAGCAACAGTTACAGGTCAAGGTGGTTACAAATCTTGGGCTGAAGTTACAGCCGCTATGGGTGATGACAGGTATCAAAAAGACCCTGCGTATCAATCAATGGTTCAAGAAAAATTAGCCAACTCGGATTTATAAAATGTGGTTAATAGCATTAAGAAAATTGTATGACGCAGAAGTTGCGGAGAGTACAGCAGTTATTGATACATTTTTAAAAAACTCTGTTGGTGTTGCAGACCATGATAATTTTATGAAAACTATAAAATCACAGTTTGATAAATTAGTACATGCTAAACATGCAATATCAGAAATAGACAACATAGTAGAAACACAAACTAAAAAAAAGGATAAATAATTATGCCAATGGGAAAAGGAACTTATGGTTCTAAAAAAGGAAGACCAAGTAAACCATTAAGAGGTGGACAGAAAAGATTACCTGCCGCTTTAAAAGCAAAAATAATGAGTAAGAAGAAGAAAGCATAATGGCAAAGAATAGCTTGTACGGAAACATTCACAAAAAACGTGCTAGAATTAAGGCAGGTTCAGGTGAAAAAATGAGAACAGCAGGTACTAAAGGAAGACCTACTGCTAAACAATTTAAGAGAGCCGCCAAAACTGCGAAAGCATAATGGTTGCTAAGAAATATCAAAGTCCTTCTGGTGGCTTAAATGCTAGAGGAAGGACTTTCTTTAAGAAAAAAGGACATAACTTAAAACCTCCAGTCACAGGAAACCCTAAAGCAGGTTCAAGAGCCGCAGGAAGAAAAAAGAGCTTTTGTGCCAGAATGGGTGGAGTATCTGGTGCTATGTCTAAGAACGGAAAACCCACTAGAAAAGCACTAGCTTTACGAAAGTGGAACTGTAATTAAAAAATAGTTGTGCAACGCTTATGCGTGGCAACTGCCAACTTTAATTAGCCAAATAACTTGACCCCTTGCGAGGGACAATCTTGACTAAATAACTTATTGAAGAGGCTTTTATAAACTAACATCAATAAAGGAGACAATCACATGTCAAACGCAAGTCCAGTTAAATTCGGAAATGCTAATAGTGGTTCTACTCGTGATGATGCCCTGTTTTTAAAAGTATTCGCAGGTGAAGTAATTACTTCATTTGACAGAGCTTCAAAAACACAAGGTGCTGATATGGTAAGAAGTATCAGTAACGGCAAATCTGCATCTTTTCCAGTAATGGGAAGAATAGGTGCGGCGTATCACGCAGTTGGAGCTGAAATATTAGGTGACGCAGTTAACTCAGCAGAAAAGGTTATTACAATTAATGACCTTCTAATATCTTCAGTATTCGTATCGAATATCGAAGAAGCAAAAAACCATTGGGACGTAAGAAGTGCGTACTCTACTGAAATGGGTAGAGCATTATCTTTTCAAAAAGATAAACACATCTTACAAACAATCGGTCAAGCAACTCTAGCCAGTGCAAACGTAACTGGTGGAGACGCTACAACTAATGTAGTCAACACAGGCATTGCATCTTCAACAGATGCTACTGCGGCTAATGCAATGATAGATGCTATCTTTGCGGCGGCTAAAGAGCTTGATGCAAACTATGTTCCATCAGAAGGCAGAAAATGCTTTATGAGATTGGAAGAATACTACAAATTAGCGAATGCTACTAATGCAGTCAATGTTGACTTCAGTGGTGGTGCTAATGGTGGTGTTGCATCAGGTAAAGTTGCAAGAATTGCAGGAATTGAATTAGTACCAGTTCCTCACTTTGTAACTGGAAATGTCACAGCAACAACTGAAAAAGGTTCAGCAACTAATGGGGGTTCATTCCCACAAGCTGTTAACTTGACTAACTTTGTTGCTCTTGTATCTCACCCTTCAGCAGTAGGAACTGTTAAGCTAATGGATTTAGCTGTTGAAAAAGAGTACGACATCAGAAGACAAGGTACGTTAATGGTAGCTAAATACAGCATGGGTCATGGTGTATTAAGACCAGAAGCGGCAGTCGGAATTAAAGAAGCGTAATACTTCTTTTCTTACATTGGGCGGAGATTAACACTGACAATCCGCCCAGTGTTTATACACAAAATTTAACACAAAGGATAGATGACTACACAAATTACACCCACAAGCGAATTACAGGCTGTAAACATTATGCTGTCTACTATTGGAGAAGCTCCAGTAAATAGTATTACAGGCACTACTACAGTTGACGTAAGTACAGCAAAAAATATTTTAAACGAAACATCTATGTCTATCCAATCACAAGGGTGGAATTTTAACACACATGAAAATTATAAATCATTATCTTTAGATAGTGACAGCAAAGTACCCCTACCTGCAAACTGCGTTAAAGCAGACGCAAACTCCCAATTTAGACATTTAAACTACACTATAAGAGGTGGCTTTTTATTTGATATGGAAAACCATACAGATGTATTTGCTTCTGCACCTGCTTCAGTTGATTTAGTTTTAGTACAACAATTTGACGATTTACCAGAATACGCTAGACAATATGTTACAATGAAAGCGGCAAGAAGATTTGCGGCTAGATTTATAGGTGACAAAGAAATTACACAATTAATTGGTCAAGATGAAAATGAAGCATTAATGTCTTTCCATCAAGCAGATAGCCAAGAAAGCGATATTAATATACTTGAAGGTGACAGCAATACATTTTCTATAATACATAGACCTACTAGAAGGAATTACTAATTATGGGAAGTGTTGTATCACAATCTATTCCTAATTTCTTAAATGGTATGTCTCAACAGACACCTACACAAAGAGGTATCAATCAAGGGGAAGACCAAGTTAATTTACAAAATGGTTTAGTAGACGGCTTATCAAAAAGACCTCCTTTAGATTTTGTTAAAACTATTGATAGTTCTAATATCTATTCTAACAAAACAAAATTTTGGCAAATACAAAGAGATGCGGATAACCAATACATTGTAGCTTTATACAATGGTGGAGTTAAAGTATTTGATTTAGATGGTAATGAAAAAACAGTTACAATACAAAGTGGGTCAAGTTATTTAACTTCAACAAACCCTAGAGAAAATTTTAAATTAGTTAACATTGCAGACTTTACATTTTTAGCTAATACAGGAATAACAGTAGCGGCTGACAGCACAACGTCTGCGGCTAAAGTAGAAGAGTTCTTAATTGTTTGTAAACTTACAAACTATGGTAGAGAATATAAAGTAGCATTAAAACACCCATCAATGGCACAAGAACTAGAAGTAGTCTTTCAGTTGCCTAGTGGTAATGATGCGTCTACTGATAGTAAATTTAGAGATACAAATAAAATTACAGATATACTTTTGTTTGGGCAGTCAAGTACACATTGGGATAGTAATGCAAATGGTATTGGTTTTAATGTTAGAAGAACTGACAATAATGCTTCGGTATCTACAACACAAGGGTTGGCAAACTATTCTGGTTTTACATCTCATTTTACCTTTGAGGCTTTTGATAGTGTAATCTATGGAAAACCTACAGATAACAATGCAAACTATACAATTAGTTCGTCTGATGGTTCTGGTAATACAGCTATGTATGCCGTTAGAGATGAAATACAAGATTTTAGTAAATTACCTTTTTATGGTAAAACAGGTGTAATCTTAAAAATTACTGGTGAAGAAGGAGATACTCTTTCTGATTACTATGTAAAATTTTCAGGAAATTCAGGTGTATGGAATGAAACTATAGCTCCTGCAACTTCTGTTGGTTTAGATAATTCTACAATGCCACACGCATTGGTTAATAATAATAATGGTACATTTACTTTTAAAGAATTAGATTACACAGATAGAAAATGTGGAGATATTGAAACTAATGCTAATCCAACTTTTGTTGGTAAAAAGATTAATAACCTTACATTTTATAAAAACAGATTAGGTATTTTATCAGGAGAAAATTTAGTATTAACAGAGAATGCTTCATTCTTTAATTATTTTTCAACAACATCTACACAAGTATTAGATACTGACCCTATTGATATAGCGGCTTCAGGTACACAAGTTAATACACTTAAAAACTCTGTAGGATTTAATGAAAGTTTATTATTATTTTCTGATACAGCACAATACAAATTAGATAGTTCAGGTGAAACTATATCACCTACAACAGCTATGCTTAATGAAGTATCTTCATTTGAACATGATGATAAAGTTAGTCCAGTATCAGCAGGTAAGTTTGCATATTTTGCACAAGCAAGAACAAACAATACAGCAATAAGAGAATACTTTGCTGATGATGATACTCTTACAAATGATGGTATGGACATTACTGTATCAGTAGGAAATTTAATTCCTACAAATTGCTATCAAATTATAAGTAATACTACAGAAGATAATTTAATCTTTTTAACATCAGATACAGGAGATAGTCAAACAGCTCCTTACAGTGGCACAGTGTCTACAACAAACGCAAACACAATGTACATCTATAAGTATTTCTTTGATGGTGGAGAGAAAGTACAAAACGCTTGGTCTAAATGGACGTTTACAGGTGTTAAAATTATTGGTGGTATGTCTTTAGAAAGTTTTATTTATTTATTAGTTTCAGAAGGTACAACTACAAAATTAGTTAAATTAGATTTAAGAAATTTAAAAGATACAACAATAGGTCATGGAGTTTACATTGACCTTAAAGCATCAGTTACAGGAACGTATGCTAGTTCAACAGATTTGACTACGTTTACATCACCTTATGGTGCAAAAACTGGATTGATTGCAGTAGATAGAGCTAATGGCAATAACTACACAGCAACAAATACATCAGGTTCAACATACACAATCGTTGGAAATCACACAGCATTATATTGTGGTGTGCCATACGAAAGTAAATATAGAATGTCTACACAGTTTGTAAGAGAAAATACTGGTAGAGGATTAGTAGCGGTAACTTCAGGTAGATACCAAATAAGAAACATATCATTTAATTTTGAAAACAGTGGGTTCTTCCAAGTAGAAGTTACTCCTAATAATAGAGATACATCAACAGCTATTATGAATGGTTATGTAATTGGTACAGCTACATCAATAGTAGGGCAACCTGCTATAGCAACAGGCACATTAAGAGTACCTGTACAATGTCAAAACACAGAATTTACTTTAGATATTAAATCTTCATCTCACTTGCCTATGTATATCGCAGGTGCGGAGGTTGAAGGTTATTATCATAATAGAGCAAGAAGGATTTAATGAAAGAAAACTACGTTAGAAAAGCAGAATTAAAAGATGCGTTAGAATTAGCACCAAAGATTAGAAAAGGTGACAGACAAGAAATTATGGCTTCCAATGGAGCAACTCCGTTAGAGGCATTAGTAATACCATTTACAGAAAAAGGTAAGATTTATTCTATTATTGGAACAAAGTCAGAAGGAGTAATTGGTATGTTTGGTTCTGTACCATCAAAAGAAAAAGGCTACGGAGTAGTTTGGTTATTATCTAGTGAGGATTTATTTAAACATATTAAACAGTTTATTAAAGAATGTCCTAAATGGGTAAACGAGATGAGTAAAGATTATGAGTACGTCTACAATTTTGTAGATGAAAGAAATTGGAAAAGTTTAAAGTGGTTACAATTTTTAGGGTTTGAACCCAAAACAAAAATAGGAGATTTCGGTATCGGTAAGATGCCATTTTTATTAATGATGAAAGAGGTAAATAATTAATGTGTGACATTCAAGCGGCACTTCAAGTAGCAGGAGCAGTTGTATCTCATAGACAAAAGAAAGCTGACAATAAAGCTATTAGAAGAGACCAAGAGACAACTAGAAGCAACGCAGATAAAGCATATTTACACGACATGGTTAAAATTGACCAAGAAAAAATTAATGCTGATAGAGAAAAAGCATTAGCAGAATTTAGAACTAAAGCTAAAAGAGATGGTGAGATTGCACAAAAAGTAAATCTAGGAAACGCTAACAGTACAAAAATTGTACAATCACTTGGTGCTTTATATGATGAAGATTGGATAGAGATAACTAGAGGTTATGACAAAGACATTCAATTATTCCAAAGCCAACAATCAGAAGCATTCGCTAATCAAGCAAAAACTTATAACAGTTTAAAACCACCTACAGACCCATCAAATATTGGATTGGCATTAGAAGTAGCTACTGCCGCTAATGGTGGTTACCAAAGAAATGAAACTAATAAAGAGGCAAAAAAATAATAAATTATGGCTATAAAATATAACAGACAAGGCACAAATAAATATTATGGTGCAGGTAATGCAGGGTATGTATCTAGTGGTAGTAGTGTTGATGGTCTAGCTAAATCACTTAAAACAGCAGGTTTTCAAATTGGTAAAGCAGAAGAATTAAGAATTGATAGAAAAAAAGATAAAGCTATTGCAAAGATAGATGAACTATATGCCAATGGTAAATCATTTGAAACTATACAAGCAGAAATTATTTCAGGTAAACACACAGAGTTAACAGGTAAATACATTGAAGCTACTACAAATTATCATGCAGGTAGAGTTAAAGCACATGAAGTAATTAATGAAATTAAAGCAAACAAAAGTCAATACGATATAGAAAATGAAAGTACCAGTCTTGAAATATTTTACAAACAATACATGCCTGATACTAAAGCAATGGACACATCTACGTTATTAGGTTTTACAACACAATTTAATAAATTTAGACATGCAGATGCTATTGTTGATGCTGAAGCAAGAAGTGTTATGGCTTCTGACAAAAAAGTTAGAGAAGGTACTGGTTTATTAGATGAAGTTCCTACAGAAAATTTAAAAACAGAATTAGCACCTTTTATAAAAAGTTTACAAGTTCCAGTACCTAATGGTGATGGGTCAAGTACACCAAATCTATTACACACAAATGCTGAAACACTGGCTATTATTAGAAGAAGTATAGTTGACATTATTGCTAATGCTAAAACAGAAGCAGATTTAAACAGAGCAGATGTATTGTTAAATACAAATTTAGGTTATTCAAAAAATGGGTCAGCTATTGGAACTATAGCGTCAAGAAAATCAAAAGAAATTTTAATTATTCAAGATAAATTAGAAAGAAAAAGAAGAGCATTAATTATTAATGACAGAACAGAAAAAAATGAAGATGAAAAACAATTAGTTAGAGATGTAAATGCGGCTATCTTTGAACCAGTTACAGAAATTGTAGCAGGTAAAGAAGTAACTAGAGATAAAACTTATGCTGAAAAGATGGAATTGCGAGACCAATTAGAAGAAATAGGTGTAGCTTCATATATAGAAAATTTTGATAGATTAATGAATAACAACACTTACATTGATACTGACCCTGCTGTTTATGACCAGTTGGTATCTAGTATTTATGATGGTGAGTTTACTAGCCAAGAAGAAATTTCCCAAGCAATAAATGAATTAAACATAGACCCAAGATTACTTTCCCCAACATTGTCATTATTTGAAAGTTGGTCAAAATCTAGCACTAGACAAGGTTCAGTACATACAACAAACACAACGTACAAAGAAGGTCTTAAATACATTGAAAATGCTGTTAGAGGCAATTTTACTTCAGGCGGAATACTTAAAGAAAATGGTAATCAAGCTATTAGGAACGCTCATAACTATATGAAAAAAGAATTATATAATTTTGAATTTCAATATGAAAAAGAAAATGGAAAACAACCTTCTACTTTTGAACGTGAAGACTTTTTACAAAAAATGGGTGATATTGTAATTAAGAATTTTACAGAAGGTAATATTACACCAAGTTTAAAAGCTATGCCTGAATATGAGCAAGAAATTAAAGAAGCTGAAGAAGCTAAAAAAGTAAAAGATGAAAAATATGAAGTAGCAGGAATACCTGACATGGTACAAACTGTTTCTAATATTCTTTCAGATAATCAATTAGGAAATACTAAATTAATTCAAGAAACTCTTGATAGCTTTAACCCTTCATTTGCAGGAATACCTTTTACAGGTGGTGATAGTGCATTTGGTGAAAGTGATACAGAAAGTTTAATTAGATTTAGAAATGAACAATTACCTACAGTAATTGCACAAATTTTAGATAGTTCCAACTTTAGTCAAACACAAATGGACGCTATGGAACAAGGAGATTATGAAAATTTACTTAAAACAATCGCAACAGGTTTAGGTAATGATGTATCTACTGAAATTATAGATGCGGCATTAACTATATTAAGAGGAAAGAATAAATAATGGCAACTTCGATTAATAAAAGTAGCACAATTACTACACAAACTTTTGCAGAAGATTTAGCAAAACCAGATAGTGCGGCGTTAGCATTAGAAGAAATACAAACAGAAAATTTTTACAATACATTAAAAAGTTATTATTCATATAGAGAAGCAGACAATACTTTTAATAATATGTCTCACGCAGATTTATTAGATTATTTTTATGAAGACAGGTCTTGGAGAAACAACAATACTATCT